ATGACAAATGACAATATTAATGAAATCAGTAAAGACCTAAAATCAAAGGTTGTTAAGAGAGTTAGAAATAAAGAAGATTACAACAACTTGTTAAATTATGTGGTGCTTTCATTATATACACTACATCCACCACGAAGAAATGTTGATTACTCATTAATGAAAATATCAAATAATATGAATGATGATAAATACAATTATCTTGATATGAAAAAAGGTGAATTTGTATTTAATAATTATAAGACACAAGGTAAATATAACCAAGTTGTTGTTCCTATTGAAGAAGACTTAATGAAAGTAATAGAATTATATTTGAATAATCATCCAGAAAAATCAAAACTGAAAAATAAGAATTATGATGTGCATTTTTTGAAAAGCTTCTATAATGAACCAATTGAAAAAAGTCAAGAAATAACCAGAATTTTAAATAAAATATTTGGTAAAAATATAGGCAGTTCTATGTTTAGGAATATGTATCTCTCAAATAAATATGGTGACATGGTAGATGAACTTAAGTCTGATACTAAAGAGATGGGTACGTCGGTTGACGTGGCTCTATCTACTTACATCAAAGAATAATTAATATTATTGGTTTAAATTCAAATAATATTAATTAATTACATTTTATTTTTAATTGCTCTGTAGCTAGGTCCAGCAGCTTTAAGGGCTTCCTTATACGGAATATTATTTTTTTGTGCAAAGTCTTTTACGTGTGTTATCCACATTGATGGGCCACGTTTTGCTCCTCCTTGTGCTCCACCGAACCAACCACTCACAGTGCGTGATACAGGATTCATTGCTGTTTTAGCTTTTCTGTAACCATAATCAGCTAGATCAATACCTTTATATGCGGTTTCTTCACTGAAATCACGCCAGCGCTTTGCCTTCTTCAGTCTATTAACTCCACCTTTAAATTCATTTTCAATTTTAGAAATAACACCAGCTTGTTCTAAAATAGACATAGCAGCTTTCCCAGGTTTGGTTTTTCTTTTCCCATCAGTATAATCTTTTAACTGTTTTTTTGCTTTATTAAATTCTTTCATAAAATCTTTGTCTTCCATTAATGCTTTTTTAATCTTTTGACCAGTTTCACTTTTTACAGCAGATTTGGTTTTATTGTATCCTTTTTTAATATCGTCCATCCACCCAGCACCATCCATACCAGACCCATGCAATTCATATTTAGGTTCATACTCTTCTTCTGCTTTTCTCATACGAGCCCAATCAATAGGTTTCATTTGATAAGTTCTTTTTTTTCTACCAGCACCAGATAAGACTATATTACCTTGTGTAACAAATGGATTAGGGACATTTGTATTCATATCGTTATAACCAAACATTATTTATATATAATACTATACATTATTTTTATTGGAAAATTCTTATATATATATTTACATATATTTGCTTAATTTATCTTGAATAGTGTTAATATTTTTTTCTTCAATATTTTTAGCTTTATTTATTGCTCTTCCTGTTCTTTTAAAGCTATCAAGAATGTTACTCATAGTTGTCATACCAGCTTTACCAAAGTTACCACCAACCATTTCATTTATTTCTTCATAATTAATAGTTGGATTGTTTCCAGCTTTTGCTTCTAAAACGGCTTGTTTTGTTAATAATCCGCTCATAGTACTAGAACTGCCTTTATCATTAATTAGGATTCCTCCATAATTACAAATGGTAGCAATTTCACATGCTTCAAACTGATCTGATGTTGCTGCTGTAGTTCCTGCACCAAATGTATGACCATTAATATTTTCAAAAGTTACAGTGGCTTGGAAGGAAAATTGACCAAGAGACCCGGATGAAAGGAAATCACTGAGACCTAAATCTCTAACCGGATCAATAACAATAATAGAACCAATACCAGCAGATTCAACACCACTTTTATTTTTAATAACTCCTCTGAATTCTCCCCATGTTTGTTGAGATCCATTTCTGCGACTCATTTGGTATAAATCTTCTTGAGTATAAGATGTTAAAAGACCAGACACATTATTAAACGTTATATTCATACCAGATATAGGAAAACATAAATGGTTAGAAAATTGTGGTTTTTGTGAGTTGTATTGCGGTTTAACTACCATGTAAATATAATTTGGTATTTGTCTCATGCTGATAACGTCAGTTGTTTGTGTAAGACCTGCTGTACTTCCAGTAAATAACTTTTTATAAGAAACGATTTCATCATAAGGTAGAACATTTTTAGAGTTTAATTTAGCATATTGAGATGCATGAAGAGACATATATTTTAAGTTAAGTTTAGCACTATCAGAAATAACTAAACGATCGGTTACATTACCTGCGTAAGATTTCCATACATTTGAACCACTGATATTAAAAACATTTCTCATATCATTCCATTGTAAGAGTAATTCTAAGTTATTAATTCCTAGGTAGTTGGATTCATCTTCTTTCATGGTTGCGGTAGGAAGACCTAAAAGTGGCTCAGAAACAGTTGCGGTACATACTACTATTACATTGGTTGCAACTGCACCAGCTGCATTATTTATAACAGTGTATAACCCATCCACAGGAGCTTGTAGATTAGCCGCTACAACACTTCCTAAATATACACTTACAGTAAAATTTTCATTAAATCTTCCTACGGTGTCAGAGTCTTTCTCACCTGATTCAATACCAGACATATAAGATGAAGCACCATCATTTACAACTGCACTTGCAACTTTACCATAATATTTGTCTACGAAAGATGGAGTCATTTGGCAATTTTTGCTTAAGAATTTTTGGTGGAATTGTTTAAGATATACAGGAAGAATATCTTGAGTTTGAACAGAAAGTTTCGAGTTATTTAAAGTAAGGCTACATGATTGTATGGCTTGATTTAATGGAAAAGCACTTGGTACAACTTTAAAGATAACTGCACCACCATTGGCTTCGGTTGCACCCGCTGCTATTGCGGTTTCGTAATAACAACTTACAGTAGCTTGAACATGAATATTTCTATCAACAAGAGTATTTTCAGAAGGGACATTTACATTAAATAGAGTAGAACTAGTAGAATTACTGTTAGGTTGGTATTTTTGATAGATAACAGATGCTGGACCATCTTTCACACCAATGGTGACTCTATCAGTAATATCATTATAACGAGAATCTTGAATTAAAACGGTAGATAATTCTGACATTTTATATATATATTATTGAGATATTATTTAATTTTTCTAAACATTAATTTTAAACTAAAACTTCCACCTAAACCTGCTTTAACCTGAATTAATGAACCATCATTTTTAAACCTATAGTATATTTTAAATATAATTTGTCTTAAACCAGCGTCGGATTGTTTCATACTCATAAATCTATATTGGTTTGGTTCATACATAATAGCTGGTAATGGTGAGTTGGTTGATATCTCTAAAATTTCGTGTTCATGTCTAACATTTCCTATTGATTTTGGTGCTCCATCAACATATTCTAAATCTGCACTGACTTCATTACTTTTAATAGGGAAATTTGGGGCAATAATAACTATACTTTCAACTGGACTCCATGTTGATAAGGTTTCGTAATCTTGATAAATTAACATATGAGTTGTTTTTACTGTACCACTGTTACCATTAGATAAATGTGGGAATATTTCAACCTCGTTGGCTTGTTTGAAATTGCTTAAGTTTAATTTATATAATGTTTGGTTAATTGTGGTTTGTGTTGTGTCATCTAGTGTATTAAAAGTTTTATTTACTAGTTTGAAAGGTAATGAGTTAAACAGTCTATACAGAGCACGATTTAACATTATATTGACATGGCTTGAATTTGAATCACTAAAAGTAGCTTTAGGAGAATTTAAAAAAATTAAAGAGCTTTCTTTATCAAAAATAAAATATGGAATTTCATAATTTCCACTGCTTGCAAGATTTGAAAAACCGGTAGGTAATGTTCCATTATAGCTTGAAATAACAACAATTAGTTTAAGAAAAGTTGTTTTTATTGATTCATTCACCATTGTGAAAAAGAATTCATAATTGTATAAATTATAGTAACCACTTTTATAATTTGCATATCCATTAATAAAATTAGGTAACGTAATTGTTTGGTCTTGTGGTTCAAAATAAATTGGTGTTGTTGCACTATATCCATCATATTCTAAAGTGACTTCATATATGGTTTCTGTTTTTTCTAAATCTGTAGGATTTGTATTATATTTAATTGTTGGAATAAAAACTGGAATTGATTTTAAATCTATCATACAACTTTGAACCGCTACCTCATATTCTTCTGGATTATCTAATAATGAAACCTTTCTATCTTCCATAAAAACGAAATCTGGTTCTACATTGCTTTCAATTGATGGAATGGTTGAGCCATCATTATTTATTAATGCTGTGTAGTAAAAATAATTATTTGACATTTATATATTATATTATAGATTTATTTAAATGTTAATTTACAGTTACTAAAAATGTTATAAATTCATCGTTTGTCATTTTTAACTTTTTGGCTTTTGTCTTCATTAATTTTGTGAATTCTTTTAAATTTAAATCATCAGATAAAAATAAACTGAGTCTAGCTATAACCCAACGACCACAAGTATTTATTCCTTCCTGTTCTTTCTGAAACTTGGTCATATTATATATAAATTTATCAGTCGGTTTTATTGATTTTATCATTTTTCCTAAATCTTCACCATAATCGTTTCCTAATTTCTTGTTCATATAATTTGGTATATAGTCTAATATTCGTTTTGGTGATGTTCCGTAGCTGTCAAAGTATTCAAACGTATTGTCATCTCTAATTATTAATGTCCAATGTCCGCTATTTTTTTCTGATTCAGTTAATAGGAAAACGAAATCCATTCTATTTGGTAATAATTTGTAGATATCCATGTATTTATCTAAATCTGCATACTTAACTATTTTACAGTTTTTAAATATTGCTTGTAGGTCAGTTGAGGTAACAAAATACTGCATTATATTATATATTAAGATATAAATTAAATTGATTCAAAGAATTATATCTAACTATTTATATATGAGTAGATATTTAGAAACATCAGTTTATAGTTTAGATTCAAATAGTATATTTGATGTAGCTTTGAAATTTGAGCGTTTAGGATTACAAGAAATAAATAAAAATAGCGAAATAATTTACCAAGGACAAGATATGACAGACTCAAGTCTTAGAGATGCAAATACTTTTAAAATTGCTTTTGATAGGTTTTTTAGTTTATACAAAGAGTTCTATATTAAAGTAGTAAAAGGAACACAAGTTTTGGATGATGCAATTGAAGCGGAACTTGAAGCAAAGTTTGAAGCTGATGCTGCTGAAGAATAGGCTGAACAGAGTGTAAAGACTGCTGTAAGTAAATTTATAAGTGATTCATTTAAACCACTAACTGGTTCAATTGGTGAAAACATAACAACAATTAGTAATTATCTTGACAAGATTGATAAAAAAATTAAAAAGATATCAGACCTAAAATCAGATAGTAACTTAACAAAATATGCAAAGTTTGATATAATAGATGAATCACTCGAATTTGTAGAAAACCTCGCAGATGGACAAATTACAATACCTAATTATGATAGAAGAAAAGATAAAATTTTGGAGAAATTAACAGAAGCAAGAGAAATCAGAAAGGCATTAGTTATAAATGAATATAAACAAAACACAGACACAAGAAATAAAATAGACAATAACATGACAATAAGACTAGCAACGTATGAAGGCACAGCCTCTAATGTATTGAGAGATTTATTAACAGTATCGAACAACCTTGTAGGAGATATCAACACAAAACGCTTAAATTTACAAAATGGTTTGATAAATGACGAATCATTAGGAAAAAGTATTCTAAAAGATTTTGATAAAATAGGTGATTATCATACCGAATTAGTTGATACATCCGAAATTAAAAAGAATTATGAGGAGACATATAGAAAAGTAGCTCAAAATTTAGTTAAAATTGAAGTGCTTGTTGGTGAAATTGAATCAGGATTAGGAATTGAATAAAAAAATCTACTACTATATATATGGAAAAACAGTATAATAAGAATATTACAAAGATAGCTAAAATTATGAGTTTAGAAAGTAAAGTTAATATTGTGGGTTCCGCAAAAGTGAAACGAAGTATATTCTACAGCGATTATGATTCATTTTCAACAATAAAAGGAAAGAATGAAAATATGATATACAACCATTTTAAAAGTGTATTTGATATAATAGGAAAATCTGAAAATACAATTATTACAGATTTCAAGATGGGTGAAAATGCAAAAGGTGATCCATTAAGATGGACATATGAAGAAATAAAAAGAAGAGAGAATAATGGTATTACTTTTGAAGATGCACTGAAGCAAAAGAGTATGATCAAAATGGATGTTGTAACGTTGTTAAATGGTAGGTTTATTGAGATAACAGAAGTATATAATATTTATATAGATGGTTCTAGTAATGCAGACTACACTAAAGAAAATGTTAGACATGAACTTATGCACGATATGCAGGAACAGATAAAAGAAGGAAATTATATGAAAGCACTAAAAAGAAGATACTCATTATTAAATTTAGACAATAAGAATAAAGCAGAAAGAGAAAAATTAATTGATTATTTTAATAGTCCAATAGGTTTATTAAATCGTTCAAAATCAGACTTAGAAACAATGCTTACTGTTATTCAATCAAAAAAGTTTGATATTGATGAAATTAGAAACAGCTTACAAATGTTAAAAGAGCAAATATCAGCATTTCCAGTAGAAAATAACTTAGAAATGATTAGTAAATTAAAAAATAAACAAAATATGAAAGTTCCTATTTATAAACAGATACTGAGACTTAAGGAATTTATTAATAAACATGCTCAGAATATGTTCAGACGATTTTCATAAAATTAGATTTAAAAAATAATCTAAAAATTTTAATAAAAAAACATTTAGATTTTTTAAAAATATAATCTATATTAATATATATAAATGGAAATTCAAAATTTCAGACATTCTTTTGTAGTATATGCTATCAAG